AATATCGAAGGATACACTAAACAAAGCAATGATCCATGCCGCCCCACCCAAAAGGCACAGGCCGGTAACAACGATTATCAAAAGGCACTTTACTTTTTTTTTGCTCAAGAAAAACCCGGTCAGCTTTTGCCATAGGCTTGTAATGCCCTCAACTATCTGGTCATCCTTTTTTGATTTGGTCAGCCTCGTGACCACGGCAGCTATTGCCAGCGCACCGCCAACTCCAATGCTGATCAACTCCCAGTTATCTGTGATAATGTTAAGATCCATGGCCATTCTCCTTATTTGGGGTCATACTCGATATGAAAATGTGTGTACTCTCTTAGTACGTCAAAGCCTGGGCCAACGAGCTGGGCAAGTCTGTTGGGGTCTATCTCCGCCCACCGGGCCGGATAGGTAAGACGCAAGTCAAATGCCTTGTTCGCATAATGCAGACTACTGGCACAATGCGACCCCTCCCAGGCAGAGGTAATCACGAAGTCTGGATATGCATTTTCTATGGCGCCAAGCACCCGCCGGCAGTGCCGACATAACCGCGAAATATCAACTCCTGGCTTTATTAGCATTGTTTTTGTATATTTCCTTAATATCCTTGGCCACTGCAACCAACATGTCTAGGTGGTCACGGATCGTTCTCAACTCTTCGAGTATGGCCCAATACTGCTGGTTCAGCCGATTCATTATAGGATCTAAGTTTATGAGTGCCATTTGTATTTCTCCGATAGGGGCAGAATTTCCCCGTGCTCTATCTTGACTGGCCCAAACGTATGAGTACAAAAATTAATCACAGCACCCGTTGAAAATGTTTCCGAGGCATCTATCAACAAGACTACGTCCCGGCTCCCGGGCCAGGTGCGCATATGACAATACGGGCGGGCATGTTCCGGAAGGTTTAATCTCTCAATAAGGCGGCGTATGATTTTATTTCGCCACCACTCAATTTGCATTCGTGTGCGGTGCCTATGGCAAGCAGTCATCCAGACTTTTAGGGTTTTCCCGCGGTCGTGCCTGGGCTTGTTCTGCTTCTGACACATTGCAATGTTACGCCCCACCAACACGCTTTAGTATTTTTTTCAAATCGCCCTTGACTTCTGCCTGGCCGTCCTTTAAATATTGCAATTCGGCTTTTATCGCTACAAGCCGGGCCATACAGACTTCGTTGTGCTGTTCTTTTGTCAGCGGTGTGCCGCCGCTATATATCACGGGGCAGCTTTTCTCTGCTTTGCCGTTTCTGCCGCGTATGAATTCTTTAACCAGTAGCAGTACAATGATGACTAATATTCCGATGGTTCCCGTTTGTGGTATTATGTCCTGCATGTTCTCTCGCGTTTATGGCACCGGTTCGTTTTCATAGTCCACTACACTACCGCGTGTGCCATCCTGCAATGCCCGTTTTACTGCATTTGCCAGCCTTTGTGTATCCATGCCACTGTCTATATTTACCCACAAGCCCTTATAGCGCACCCTAATACTAAGCCCTGTTTTAGTAATAATTGGCATTATCTCATCAAATAGTAATTTGGCATCCTGTTTATCGTCTATGTCCAATCTCAGCCATATGCTCATATTGCTGTTGATCCATAATCAGGGTGATAATATGCATCCTCAACATATTCGACAGCCAGTATTCTAAAATGCCCGGACTGTGTGCGGTCACAGGATAGCACCCTAAAATTTATCGGGCCGACAAGTCCTTTATGATAGATGGCGAATACATCGTATTGGTCTGGATTGGTGCCACCCCAGTTTGCTGCTACACTGCTAAAAGCCGTACCATCAGCATCATATCCGGCATCTGGCGTAATAGCAGCAGTCACTAATGAATCACTATTAGAGTCTCGAAAACAGATAGTCAGATATCCTGTCCAGGCTGTTGGTATGGATATGTTTCTATCGATGGTCACATCGTCCTCGTCACCAGACACTATTCTTCCTGTAAATGCATATTTATTGCTATCATGTATGACTCTTATAATATCGCCCGGCAATACGGCCATGGCGTCAATACCAGTTTCAAAGGCTATCTGCGCATTGGGAAACGTGCCTAGCTGATAACGCAAAATAGCATACCTTTTGGCCTCGTCCTCACTGGTACAACCAATCAAAAATTCTTCAGGAATGATCAGTGGTTCTGTGGTGTTGTCAAAGTTTGGACCGCGATAGAGATAATCTATCTTTTTGTAATCTCTTGTTGCATCATGATACCATACTCGAAAACCGTGTGGTCTGCCTGTACGGGGCAGGTATGTCATGCCAAAGGAATTGGTCAGAATATTTCCGGCTGTAAATAGGTTGGACGCAGTGCCAACGGTTTCAATCATTATCTTGCGCTGGGCACCAACCTCTACGATACGGGCACGTCCAATCTTTTCCACCTCCGCTATGGCATCCTGCATGCTCATCTCGGAGTCTATGATGCCATTCCATTTGGCCCGCGCATTGCCATCAACTGTACCCTCTGTATAGGTTTCCCAAGCAACAAAATCTGCGCTTGATATGTCGGCAATATCTATGCCGCATCCATAGCGCGTGTTTGTAAGCAGATCCAGAGCAAACCATGCAGGGATAGATGTATCTCTAGCATAGACTCCAGATGGCCATGTGGGCAAATCCTGCGAGCCCCTATTTACAAGCACACTAACTGGCCCAAGGTCCGAATTAGCATATGGGCCACCATAAGGATACCGGATGCCCAGTTGTGCGGTATGTGGATATGCAAGCGATTCGTGTAAAATTTCATCTATAGAAGAGAGCATTATTTCGCTACACTCATTATCTGCAGGGTCCCTGGTGTATCTCCACACAAAGAACTCATAATTGGATCTGCGATAATAGACAGCTTTACCGGCAACAATAGGATCAGTGCCAGACGGTGGTGCATCTACGGTTGCCTCGTAAGTAGATGCTTCGCCTACTGGCGCCACCACTTGTATTTGTTCGTTTTCGATAAACTCATGCCCATTTTCGTTAAATGCAAACAAAAATAATGTGCCCACATTGCTGGATGATCTGTAATCTTTCCATACATAAGCCATAGCAGAAGAAGTTTGCCCCTTTATTTGATGCGGATATCTCAAATCCATAGTACCTGTTTGGCGTGGGCCAAAATCTAGTGATGTGCTAGACGATCTGGCATCATAATTTATGCATTTAAACGGAATATCGTGTTGTATTTTATAGGCGCTTCTTACCGATTCAAATACCCTTGGCATATTATAACCAAGACCGTCTTCCGTTGTTTTTCTAAGCCACTCAAACTCGTCATCATCCCATGTAGAATCTTTAAACCAAATTTGATATGATACATATTCTCTGCCAGCTGATACCGAACTGCTACCAACCTGGTCGGCATCATATAAGCCATATGGGAATGTCAAATGCATATCAACTTCATCCACAGCCGTCCGCGTTTTAATGCGTGGCAGACCTTCAAAGCCATTATATTCGCTAGTAGATACTGTATAGGTACTGGTAATCACTGAAACTCCATGCACAAAGCGGATTTCATCTATTAATCCCATGTAATTTGTTGAGTCTGCGGCACCTGTCCACATCCGCCCTATAGCCAATAATACATTAGCACTTGCGTTCGGTATCTGATCACACTGATTTGGATTATTCTCATTTAAATTCTCAAGTTCATCGCCATCCTTAAAAAACATAAATCTGCCATTAAGGCGACTTATTGCTATATGTGAAAAGTCCAGCGAGAATGGCACTCCAGAGCTACCATCAGCAGTTGTGCCACACACAATTGAGAATTGTGTGCTTTGTGCTAAAATCCGCTCATCGAATGCTGTGGTACATGCATTAGCTCTAACCTCTAAATTCATTACCGTTGTTGCCGTACCTGTCTTTATGCCCATAGCCCAGCCGCTATCATCTGCTTCGTTCTGCCACTTGAGCAATGGCACAAACATTCCTGTGGATAGGGAAGAATTAGGATATATATGGCAGTCAAATGTAAAATCGTGCATGCGCAGTGGCCAATAGGATGGATACCGGCCACCTTCCAAATATGCGCTAGAATGATCCGGAAATTTAATACAAACCAACTGTGTTGTTTCCGTGCTTGTAACAGCGCCAAAACCATAATTTATATCTACCGTCACAGCCTGATGTGGCGTCCAAGAGGTATTTACTATTGCACTGCAAGTCCATCCATCACTAGGTGGATAATACTCACTTAATTTTGCATGCAACATAATCTTAGTTTGCACTCTCATATCTTGATTGAGTTGCACAATTCTATGTAGAGACTGAAACCAGCTAAGTGTTGTCTGTGATGCGGTGCCCAGGTTCGTTTCATAGGTTGCTTTTGTGTCCTTTAGTTTCTTTGTATCGGTAAGCCATATATTGTTTTCGTCAGCATTATAGACAACTTCTGACACTGGTCCCTCACATACCCCACACAGCAAATAACCAATATCATACGTGCCAGCATTGAAAACATAAGCATTGATAATCTGTAATCCAACTCTGGCCTTGCCGCCAAGTACTCCAAGTGGTAAGCCTGGTTCTGTAGAATTGATAGGCCCTGCGGCCCCATATGTAAGCGTGCCCCCCATACCTGGGTTTTGCAGACCGGATATTTGCGGTACTACCGGTTCGGTGTGCGGTAGCAGGGACGGGGTGAACATCGGTCCCAACGGAGTTCTGCGTCTCTGGCCACCAAATAAAGAACTCATCAGACCAAAACCAGCTGATAAAATGGGCCCCACAAACCATGGTACAGACATTAGTCAAATTCTCCACCAGGTATACCCGGATAAGAACCGAAATGCTCTACATTATCACGGTCTATGCAATCCCCAAGAGTATGATCGCAAGTTAGATATGTGGAATCAGTAGCCATCTGACAGGTTGCGGTAGCCTTGTATTGCCACTGACAATGTAGGTTATCGTATTTACGCCTCGGAAAACTCATCGGCTCGGCATCAGGCACAATTAGCGAAAACATGGCCCATTGCTGGCCCTTGGAGCATTCATTGATTCTGTAATCTTCGTTGATAACTGCCGCAGTACTGGATAGGAAACAACTATGCACGTAACAAATAGATACGGATTCACCGATTAAACCCTGACACTCATCAATCCGTTCGCTGAGCGTGTCCTCAGTAGACAGGTCGTTGATTTGAATTCGAGCCTCTTTTGCCACCCCGTCCGCAGATTGCCTTACTACGTCCAAGTCAATGGCCCGTTTAGTCCATGCAGATCCATTCCAGGTAGTGTTGCTTGTGTTTTTGACATATCTGTAAATGGTATCTATCGTTGTGGATAATACCCCGTTAACGGTGGCTGTAGCTTCTGCGGTAGCGTCATCCCTAATAATTTCATTATCCCAAAACGCACCGTTTACGTTATATAGAGTAAGGGTGCCACCGCTGGTGGAGGTTGTCGTTGCGCTGATAATACGTGCCCGCGCACTGGAGTCATCCCCGGTAAGAATACCACCAGGCAGGAAGTTTTTTGTGGAACCGTCGTATCCAAGGGTACGTATTCCAGTAACACTGATTGCTATATGCAACAGCCATGCGCCCGCATCTGCCAGCATATTTTTGCGGGCTATGTCCTGTGTCGATAGACTTGCGGGCATGTATTATATTTCCCTTACTGCAAAAGATACATCAAACAATTCAAAATCATGTCGGCGCCAGTTTATGCTTTCTTCTATAAATCGAACTGTGTATGTCGTGGCTGCCGTTGCTATATTATAATCAGTCCACTTCCAGGAATCCGCACCCCCCTTAACCTCGTTTACAAAAGAGGTGAAAGCAAGAAATTGCGCCACGGTAAGTCCCATCCAACCACCAGACCATTCTCTGCGATTTCGCGTAAACTGCGGTCTGGTATGCTCATATCCAGCATCGAATGGTGTTACGAGGGTAAGCCAGTTATCGCGGCCTATGTATCCCTTTGCGGTTTGTATCTTTGGTAAGCTCACCGGCCATGTTGCCATGCTTAACCCCTAAAATTCGGATCTGTGACATTAGCCTCTAATACAATGGACTTGACCATTTCTTTGAATGTAATAAGACTAAATTCTTCCCGTGCTCGGAATGGCACACCCGTTTGATTGTTGATATTGATAATGACGCGAGGCCCAAACCCCTCATTTGACCCACCGGCACTAACAGCACCGACACGACCACCACGCTGGAATTTCTTTGGAACCATGCCACCTGTATGCATGTACTCTGGATACCATTCCTTATAGTGATCCCAGTATTGCGGATAATACATTTTCATCATGCGCCGGATGCTTTCATTTACCCGTGGCGGCGGCTTACCCTTGCGCAAGATATATTGCGGATCAAACTGTCTAAAATAATTCCGATCAGTAGTTTGAATGTTGCCTGTGTAATTGTAGATTCCATGCATTAGTGGCGAATCCCATCCCGGCATAAGTTCGGCGAATTTACCGGGTCCCGCATATCCCGGGATAGGACTTGGACCTGGCTTGGCTGGCCCACCAAACGGGGTGCCATAAAGCCAATCTGGCACCTGTGGAGCATTGGTCCCCAGTCTGAGCGCACCTTGCATCCAGTTTAATGGATCGCCTATGCCACCACTGCCCGGCTGGCCCACCCATGCTGGCATTGTGTTGCGGTTTAACACGTTGCCGGCCACTGTAGCTCTTGTGGCGGTTCTCATTGCATGCGTTATCAGTGTGTCATAATATAGACGGTTATATAACTGATTGGCTATATCAATCTGCTCTTGTATATATTTAACTGGGTCCTTGCCAGCTGGGACGCCCACATCACCCCTACCTATTCTTCGGCTTTGCTGTAAATAAAAAGATAATGCCTCAGCCGTTTGTGTAAGGTCTTCCATGGTAGCTGTAGTTGTGCCAGGCAGCATGGATCCAGTTTGGCCAAGATTCATATAAAAACCAGTCATAAGATCAGATAAATAGCGTCCAGTATACATCTGCGATTGTGCTGCACCCAGACCTCCAGAATAGGATTCAAACAGTCCCTTCATAAAGTTTTGGCTGGCTTCCAGTGTGCCCGTTTTCCACAAACCACTCTCAGGTATCAATTTCCCTATAATTTCGGTAAGCGGATTGTCACCAGGAACACCGCTTATAAAATCAATGGGGTCTTTGCCCAATACGGACTGACCACCCCATGCACCAGAACCCGTCAGCTTCTTGATGCCTGGAACATCAAGTAGGGTCCTGCCCTTAATACCACTTACAAGAGATGTGGCAAACAATGGTTCTGCCCACCCACCATATTTGTTGTACCAGTCAAGTGGCAGTCCAACTAATCCGCTGGACCGCATACCCCAGGTTGCTAGCAGTTCCTTCACTGCCTTCGGTATGGCCGGCATTTCGTGGCGCTGTAATCTTGGTGGTTCTGGGATTTCACCACCCTCATACCACGGTGAATAACCATAGGCACCATATTGGGCAGCCCACAGTTTTTCAAAACTGTCCCAGCCAGGAGGGGCCGGTTGATCGATAATTGGTAATAAAGACGGAGGTATGACCATCCCACCGGTCTGGAATCTCTGTACGCGCCCGCCCCGGTGCATCGTGCGCAAGCCCTCAAGGAATCCCATGGGCAACTGCGATACACTAGACCGTGGCAACACATATTCCCCGGCCTCAAGTATGGCCGGCACCTCGTTCGGAGCCAGACCACCAGAGTGGAAATCCGGCATCGCCACCTCAGTGAAGAAACCGTCTCCCCCGCCTATACCACTAAGAAGGGCGCTAGATAGCACATCTGTCAGTGGCCCCAGCAAGGTCTTCTGCATGGTCAACCGGGCCAGGTCCATGAGCATCTGCTGTATCACTCGGCTAAACGCCTGGCCCATGTCCTCAAACCCGCTTATGGCAGACATGGCAAAATCGCCTATGGCGTCCGTGGCCACCCATGCAAATTGATCGGCGGTCCTTTCCATTTCACGGTTATGTTCTTCCCAGGCTTTGACATGCTCGTCGAACATCTGCGTGGTGTTGTATGAATATTCTTTCTCTCCCTGCTTCAGTTCCTCGAGCACCTGCAAATAGAAGTCGCCACTGGTTTCAGCTACCTTGGTCAATTCGCCCCATCTCTGTATGCTCTGATCCAGGTATGCCCCACCCACTGACAATTCCCAACCCAGACCGCCAGACCAAACGGCGCCGGATTTGCGGCCAGTACCACCGCTACCACCGTCACCAGTACCACCGCTACCACCGCCACCACCGTCATCAAATGCTCCAACATCAAATGCTCCAACATCACCGGGACGAACGACACCAGACGGACCAATGCCTAGACCACGGCCAGGGAAAACCTCCGGTCCAGGTGGCACCCTTCCCCTACCACGCAGATAATCTAAAATGCTGTCATATTCTACCTTTGCTTCCTTTGCGGCTCTTGTCGATTCTTGTCTTAACCTCGTAAATCCTGAAATTAGTTCTGTTAATTTCGTATATAGGGACGTCATTGGCCCCTCAATAGACTGGGCAAATGAAATGGACAGTCCCTTCCATGCTTCATCGAGATCGGTTATTGCATCTTGTGCCTCTTTGGATTTTTGTGCAAAATCACTATCTATAACAGCGCCCAATTCCTTTGCACGTTTCATCAGGGCCTCGATCTCACCCCGGCCTTCCTTCATAAGCTGAAGCATCCTGACCCCTTCGGGGTTGAACAGCTTCATGGCCAGGCGCACCTGATGCGCAGGGTCTTTTACCTTGTTTAGTGCATCCGTAAGTTCGAGAAACGCCTTTGCAGGGCCAAGTTCCGTGAGTTTCTTGGCATCAAAGCCCAGTTCCTTGATAGCAGCCTGTGCCTCACCCGTACCCACCGCGGCCTCGGCCATACGCCGGGTCATTCTCTGCATGGCCATATCAAATGTGCGGATATCTATATCAGACCGTTTGGCGGCATAGTGCAAAGCACTCAGGGCCTCGGTGGATATGCCTATCCGGGTAGAAAACTTGGCAATGGAGTCTGCGGCTTTTGTGGTTTCCGTGTATATCTGCTTGATTTGTTGAGTGACCTGTTTCACGGCATAACCACTGGCAAAACCAGCGGCAAACTTGAGCCAGTTTGCTTGTAATGCTTGAAAACCTTTTGTGAGGGGATCTACTGCCTGGCGGGATTCCC